AATATGGAAACCGTCTGTTTGCTTACCGTTTCTGAGTAAGAAAACTATTTCAAAAGGATATACCTCATCTCTCAAGTAACTTCTGAGATTCGTAGCATTTAACTCATCTGCATAGTTTTCTGTTGCAGGGATTCTCCATGTTTCCCACATCAATTCTATCTTACTAGCAATGCTCTGATAGTTGATTCTATCAATAGAAGTAAGATTGTCCCAAACCAGAACATCTTGCACATTTGTCAAATCTTGTGCAATATCATAAAAAGGAAACTTCTCAAATATATCATTGATGCTCAATCGAATCTGACTAACATTCTGGCCAGTGTACGTGATTTCCTTCTGAGGACTATCAATATAGTATGTACCGATAAGCTCAACGGAAGTGATGGCATTTACAGTTTGTATCACTGCAAGATTGAAGTATTGATACAAACCACTATCCTCTAAGTTCTTGACACTCAGAACGATAGACTTACCGACTGGATAATTGAAGTTTACACTTGTAATTGCTGGGTCAGCAATAGGAGTGGGATTGGTAACTGAATAATATGATGTATACGGATTACCTTGAGGATCACAATATTGAATAGCAAACTGATATGTACCAGCTTCCAGATTACCTGTGCTACTAACATTAACTACTTCAAGTTCTGGAATCTTGAAATTAGGCTGAAGTTTCAGTTTGTTACAATCAAGTTCCTCTGTATAATCAGGATCACAAAGAGATGTTCCAGGAGTAATTACCTTTGGAACATTCTCAATATCCATGTATCTTCTAGGATTATATCCATCAGTCCAATAGATTTCAGTTGTACAGTTTGTAATCTTGTGTGCAATCTTATGGATGGGGTAGTTTACATTAAAATTAAGACAAGGTGCACTAGCAAGCACACGATAGACACAATCATTATTCTCCATATATCCAATCTGGCTAGCACCATCATCTGGATTTGTAATAAAGAATATGTGTTTGTTCTTCTCTTGAATAAAGTGACTACCTATAAGCACAAAGCCAGAAGGGAATGTAACGCAAAGTTCATTCCCAGGCTCATTCTGATAGTTTACAGAATTAGCATCATAATTCTCGACAACAGCATTCAATGCATATGTCAACTTACCCTTAGGGATCTGGTTGACAGTCTGGTCCATGTTAAGACCAGTGGTAGCATTGTTATACTCTTGTCTTATGTTACCTTGTTCTTGTTCAGCCATGTCTTATTAATTATTTCTTCTCCAACCATATCTGTTAATACGGTTAGGTAATTCGTACATATTAAATCTGTTCAAGTCATTCTTTATCCTACGCTGTTTGGCCCAAGGATCTTGCTTCTTGATTTCAATATCAGCCATGATGAAAGCTTCTTCAGCTTGTTGTTTGTAGTAAATAAGCTTTTGCTGTAGCTGATTAAATGTCTCATCATTAGTTTGGTTCGTGAGGGTTTCCATCATCTTATACTTGATGAATGCCTCAACATATTCTCTCACACGAAAGTTGTCTGGAATTAGCTGATTTCCTAGATTGTCATACTCAGTTGCATAGAAAATCAAGTGCACCACTCCATTGCGGAAGTTTGTTACAAACTTATTGTCTCTGATGTCAAAGCTATCATAACCAGCAGAACCAGGTGTAAATTCACGAAGAGGAGGAGCTTCCTGATAGAATTCCCAGTTACTTGTGTAATCTACAGCACAGTTCTTTTGAGCAGATATGTTACCAGGTTTTAGTAAATATTGTCTACGATATAGTACAGGAGCTTCGTTATTAGTCTTGTACACTGTCTGGATCAACTCAGGCATACAGCTACCATCACAACCCACATTTCCACAACAAGGACTAGGAATTGCACAATCTGTTACAATTGGACTCACTTGAATAGTTGTTTCTGTTGCAGCTTGTGAGTAGAATGAATTTGCCTGTTGATATGGAAAACCATTAATTGCTGTACAAAGCCATGCCTCACGAACAGCATAGAAGTTGTCTGGAAGTCTAGCTTCGTAATCATTGATGTACAACACTTCCTCTTGAATGACATAGGTTGCCCTGCCCAGTTTTCTTAGACACTTGTCGAGATAGGTAGGAAACATCAAATCATCTATTGCACCTGTATCGAAGTAGCTTTTAAACTCTTCCTTTACAGTTGAATAGATAATATCAGGAGAAATGAAGTTATATTTGTAATAGTATGACATCTATTTTAAATTTTCCATGTGTGATAAATGTGTTGATATTTATCGCTGGCTTTTAGATAATGAGATAGTAGTCTAGAAGTGTTTCTGGATGGTTTGAAATACCACAATTGCGAGAACTTGAGCCTTGCAGTTTCTTTAAACCACATCCATCCAAAGAAATGACCTTCTGTATGGAAGTTGAAGTTGTAGATGCGTTTACCTTTCTCTTTTGTCTTTTTCCAGTCAATAGGAAGATTGATAAACTCTTTACCATCCACACCTTTTATTTTTCTACGCTTCTTCTTATTAATGGAGAAGTCACCAAATCCATATGGAAGCTTTGCTCTTTCACCTGTCTCAAGGATGTATTCTTTGAAAGACTCGTTGAAAGTGTAAATAATGTTTCTCCACTCGTCAAAGCTCAGCTTTATTGAGGGATTCTTTTTACAAAAGTTATTGTAGTTTTCTTTACTTGCGCTTCGCCAATCTATCTTCACTCTCATTATCTCAAGTTTGGAGCATTAGGTGCTTGACCATCAACTCCATCACTTGTAATATCTGTCTTGATATTGAAGTATGTAGACAGAAGTTTCTGTGACGTTAATTCCAAAACCTGCTTTTCCAAATACCCAGGAACAGGAGACTCCTTATCCAGAGGATTTTTGCAAAGCTCATCTACTGTATACTCTTTTCCACAACCGCACTCAGGATACATGATGTCATTAGGAACATCTTCTTCAAATAATGCAACTAGTCTAATTGCTTTCAGAAGAGGATTGTTCACATAGAGATAGCCATTGGAAATCCAATAGTACTCTTCCTTCTTGACGATTGGGAGTTTCAGTAGGTTAATGTATCTGTTGATGGTTATTTCTTTTAACTTCTTACCCTGACCACTCATCGCATTGATTGAGTAGACACCTTGAATAACATATTGATAGTTACCTTCAGTGATGCGAGGAAGTTTAAATTTTGTTCTTGCTACAGAACAAGGGTCTGAGTATTCACAACATTCTGAAATAGGAACTTCCACCATCTCCAAACAAGGAATGGTGGTAAAAACTGTATCAGTGGCCCACAGTTTTCTGAGGTTTGTTTCACGCTTAATTAGTAAGAAAGCGTTGTTTTTAATCTCAGACATAATAGCTCTATCTGTTATCAAACTATCAGTTGATAACAGTTTATGCATTGATCTTACGTCTGAAATAAGTTTCCTATAAGTAGACATTATAAATACTGTTTGAATATGTTTGTCATTCCATAGAACCTGTCAACAAGGAAAGCTGTTACTTCCCCTTTAGCACAAGTGTAGCCATTCTTTTCGTCCCAACCACTCTTTGCAGTGGAGAAAGCAGGAACTTGGTAGAACTTGATACCATTGAAATCTTGACTCAGTTCATGATGTTTATCACCTGTGAATATATAGAAAAATTCGTGATCTGACCAACTTTCTTTAAACTCCATTGGAAATATTCCAGCAAGCTTTGCAGGTTTAATTGCATCACCATGGTTAAACATCATTGCTGTAAAACCATAACTTATATACTTCCTGTATTTTGGAGAACAATCAAATGTCAGTCTATCAATGTTTCTGAAATATGTCTGTAACCAATTTATCAAGTGCCATCCTACATACTCATCATGATTACCAGGAACATAGACAATTTCTACTTTTCTAGAGTAGGTGAGCAACATTTCAATCATAGCCACCTCATGAGCACATATCTCTTCAAATGATTCATGATAGCTTTTGGTATTCTGTTGAGGAGTTCCTTTTGTAGTGGTTCCTGTAAACTCACTGTTAAACTCATCTGAGCCAACTATGTAGATAATTTTTTCCAAGTTGTTAGACAGTGTAGCTTGTTCAAGAATAAGTTCTATTTTATATGAAATTGTTGAAAATCTAGCAAACGTGTCATTTTCACCATTTACATCCAACTTGTTGTAATGAGGATCCTGCTTATTAATCACCAATGCAGCATCTGTATGTCCTGGTTTAAATCTTGGTAGAGAAATCTCTTTTGCTTCGGGCTTATATCTAGTCAAAAACTCCATGAAGGAGTTCTGAAACAGTTGTTCGTCTTTCTTTTTTGTTAACCAAGCTTTCACTTGGTAATATGGTTTTTCAGCATTTCCCCAGTAATTCTGGACGTATTTGCTAATTTCCCATTTCTCTGTATCAATTTTACACTTCTGAATTAATTCATCAAGAGTCTTGATTTCTTCATCTGTGTGAAAAATAACCTCTCCCGTTCCTTTTGCAACATCTTCTGTGAAATGTTTAATGGCTATTTGCTCTAGTTCACCAATGTATGTTGCAGTTTCAGCATCTTTATTTGTATTTTCTGAAGATCTCAGTTCTTTCAGCAGAGCTTCAACCTCATCTTCTGAAATGTTTAGCTTTTCTGCATAGAACTTTTTACTCTTCTTCCAACTCAAAAGTTGTTCAAGTTGGCGAAGAAGGGATTGATTATCAGGCATTTACCGTTACATTTGGTTAAAATTACAGTAAAGGTACGAAGCTTTTTTGATAATTTCCAAATTAATTTAACCACTTTGGTTATCTATTCTAACCAATCTTGTTATAAATAAAAACTCCCAGGAGTAGAAACTCCCAGGAGTAAGCCTTGAAAACCAACAAACAAGGCTTTTAATATTTTAACAGGAAAATCCGCCAATAGATACAGGATCTCCTGTTACAGTGTTTACACACGCACTTGTGATAGCATCTTCACAAAGTGATGGTGATGCACCACCTACTAGTGCAGTTCCTGAATTCTGTCCAGCCAAAATAGTAACTGTTCCAAAATACAGAGTTGAGCCTGTAGAGAAAAGTTGGTATTGGAAATCAAAATCAGTGTTCTGACTTACATTTCCTCCAAGTAATGTAATTGTAAATTGAGCCTGACAGTCTGTAACGTTAACTTGTTCAATTGTGTAAGATAAACTACTTATAGAAAGAGAAGGAGCAGCTGTAGTTGTTGTAGTTGTTGTTGTAGTAATTGAACTACACAGCGGCAGGAACTGCCAGAAAGATTGTCGTATCAAGCTGGTTGAACTTGATGCAATTACACTACCGCCAGAATCTCTCAACTGTAATGTAAAGAATACCGCAGGCTGTAAACCGTTTGGCTCTTGATAGTACAATTTACCAGACGCAGGGTTGTTATCCTGAATTGACACACTTGCACCAGATGGTGGCGGGTCAGTCTGAACAGTGATATAAGAACCTACTGGTGCGTTTGTAGTATTGATGTTATAAACAACGCTACAGAACGCATTATCATTACAATTGTTGTTTCTACAAAGCGGAGAACCTAACGAAATAGTTGGAAGTGCAGCAGTTGTAGTTGTAGTAGTTGTTGTTACAAGTGTAATGTCAATATAGTTTGTACAAACTCCTGTAGATTTTACTCTAATTGTTGTACTACCATTTGGTACAAGAGCTGATGAATAACCAGCCAGAAGAGCAGATTTACTTACTCCTGTCTCAAAAGCTGATACATATCCATCTACATTTGAGTAGAGATTAAATGGTCCTGAGTCAGTACCAGCTGTTGTTAACGTGATCAATACCGTCATAAATTGTTGATTTTCAGATACTTATTAAGGAATATACATAATGTAGTAGCAACCGATACCAGGTTGATAGTTAGGGTGACCTAAACCACCACCAGTAGAACTGATTGATGTTGAAACACTTATTCCTGTAACAGCATTATCCACAGAGGGATTACCTTCAGGAGATTCATTACCCATTGCAAACTTACCGCCACCAGTAATACCACCAGATGTATTTGATGCAACGTGACTGTGACCAGGATCTGTAACAGTTGAAGTTGCTGAGTGTGTGTGACTAGGTAACTGACCCACTGATAATACTACACTATTAGAACCTTGAGTACCTAAGAGAGTATATGATGGATTAGTAGAAACAGCTGGGTCTACAGCTGGACTTAGTGGACCACCACCCATACCAGATGTAACACCTACAGCAACTCTACCTCTTTTATCAGGGGTTCCGTTGTTACCATTACAGAGATAGATTTTCTCCCAATCACCTAAACCTGCACCAGTGGTGTCAAACTTACCAGCAATATCACCATAGAATTCCACAACTGTGTACGGAACCATGCGATTATAGAATTTGGTACTAACACCTTGTGAGGCTAAATAAGCAGCAATCAAATCATTAAGATCTGCTAGCTTTACATAGTTTGTGTCTACATTTAAAGCAAGTGCATCCAAGGATACTTCTAAGCCACAAATCTTGTTAATTGCAGCCTGAAGGATTTCATGTGTTCCAGAGGAAGAAGTTACATCCTCTAGACAACCTACAGTGTAGGATCCTTCTAAAGCTTCGATCTCTCCCTCTACAGCACTGAGTCTTTGATCAAGTTCACAAGTTGCTTCGATGAGAGCATTGATAATATTTACCAGCGTGATGTCTTCACACTGAACTAAGTTCTTTTCTACAATCTCACAAATGATTGCAGGGTTGATGGTTAGTTTGATACCTGTACCATCAAGAGTTGATGTCAGAAACTCAATCAACGCTTGTTCTACATAGGAAAGAGAATCACCATTCTTGATACCAAGAACAGGAACATCTATACCCGTATAGCGAATACATTGATCAGAAGTTATCTCTACACAACCATTATAGCAATTTGAACAGCCCATTTATTTGAATTTTAAGAGTTTGACTCTGCTGGCGATCATGTTTACCGTGAACTCAGCATTGTAATGAGGATTACAGTATTTGTACGTAAGAATTCTTCTGTAGTTCAGAAGGTCCAACATTGTTCCACCAGGAACAGGTTGGTTGAGCATAAATACAACATTGTTGTATAGATTACCTGCCAGCTCTGCTAGTTTACAATCAATCTCTGCAATCAGAGATGGAATGTTAGAGCATTCTGGACAGTTTGTAAGCCTGGGTGATAACATGTTTGAATAAGTTTTTTCCTTGTTTGACAGCTCCATTACAAGCTGCACAAAGACCGTTAACTAAATTACATCCGCACCCAACATTAGCTCCGCAATTTTTACACTTTGCCATACTAGTAGAAGTTTACGACATAGTTGTTTCCAGAACAACCACAATTGTTTTTAAGAAAGTTGTCCAGCATTCTATCTGCCTGATTGTAAAGTTTCATAGCTTCTTGGGTAGCGCAGTTGTTAGCTGCAGCAATTGAACCTTGGATAAAGAAATAGATGGAGTTCAAATCCACTTTTGCCTGTGTTTTGATAGCTCTATCACATTCCATCATATCAAGCTTCATGAACGCTCCATCAAATTTCTCTTGCAGTTTTTCTACACGCATGATGGATTTCTTTACAAAGTTTACAGAAGAAGGTGCAACAGAATATTTTAAATGGTACACGCCATCAGGAAGAGGCTGATTAACACCGATAGGTGTTATGCCCAGGTTTGCTGTAGTGTATACATTGAAGTCATTGACATTGAATGGTTTTGTTACAATACCAAAGCTAGGAACATTGATCTCAATTGTAGCTCCAGAAACAACAGGAGGGAATGTTGGATAGAGAGATGCATCAGCAACACCTAGCGTAAGAGTGTTGTACGTAGGAATCACCAATATATCTAACTTCAGTGGAATAGGCAACGCTGTTGTGGTAGTCGTTGTTGTTGTACTCATGTTGTTTAAAAAATTAAGCCAGAGGATTGAGTTTGAATCCTCTCACCTCTGGCTTAGGTTATAAATCTAGGTTTCTTCTACTATTACGGAATCAAAGTTGATGTAGTAGTAGTAGTTGGCCATACAGTTGTGGTAGTTGAGGTAGTAGTGATACAAGAGTTACCACCAGCCACAGCACCCAAACCTGCTTCAAGAACAGTTTCAATAGCAGTTGCAATTGCACTACCAGCAGGGGCAGCGATGATTACAGTGCTATCTTCTTTGATGTAGTCACCCCATACATAATTGGCCTTGTCATACTCATTGAACCTGATGTAGTAGGTATCGTAGGTAGTACCATCAGATACCCAGCTTTCAAAGTTCTCGTTATAACCAGCCATTCTGTACAAGTGCTTCAGATAACCAGCTTGGTAGCTGTAGAAGTTCTTTTCCAACTGAGCAATTTCAGCAGAAGTACCCACCGCATAAGAAGAACGCTGAATAACAGTAGCATCAGCTACAATGTTACAAGCATCAGCCACGATGAAGTCAGCTGTAGTTGCTGGGCCACTGTACACGAATGTACGGAACCACATTCTGTCATACTCGAAAGGAAAAGCTGCCACATCACAAGGCTGACCATATTTGGTAAGAGGCTTACCAGTGATACGCAAGATAGCGTTTTGGTTGTTACCAATTCTCTGGAACTGATAGAAATCAGAGAAAGTGATGTTGTCAGGGTTGTTACCAGGAGCACTTTGCAAGAACTTAGCAATAATGCTGTCGATCAAAGCAGGTACGTCAACCAGATCACAAGGATCACCACCACACTCGCAACAAGGTGCTTGTACAGTTACTGAACGAGTGAAACCGTTGAAATACAGAGTGTCCAGGTAGCTAGAGTGAGCACGCAGAGTTACAGTGAGAACATCACCACACTTTACGTTGAAGTTTGCTACATCTGTAACCTGAGTTACAGGCGTAGGACAACCATTCACTTTGTACCACTCAGTTACGTTGCTGTTGCAACCAGCACCTGAAGGACAACCTTTGATCTTATCAGAACGCTTAGAGCCTTGCAGATAAGTGTTTTGACGGCCCTGCGCAATGTAAAAGTAAGGAGCAGCAGCAATGTTGCCAGCTGTAGCCAAGGTATAATCATTCTTGAAAATACCAACTTGGCCAGGAGTTAAGTCTTGTGTAGATCCAGAGCTAGGGAGCGCAGTTTGCCCTACTGGTACTACAAAGAGCGTAGTTAAAGAAAAATCAGCCATTTTGCTTTATTTTTGATGTTAAAAAATTACTCACCTGTTTGTATTCTGAACTGTGCACTTTGCACGGCTGCAGAGTTTTCTGTGTACATTGCTAAGCTTTGTACTGTCAAGTCTACCAATTCATCCTCAAGATACAACTCAAGTTCACAATCTTGGTCGAATGAATCTGTACCGTCAAGTCTTACATAACCTGCTTTATCAATATACACAGGATATCTCATGTAAGAGATGCAGATCTTTGATGGTATGAATGTGCCATCTGTAAAAATACTGATCTCATCTGAGGACAAGACATTGAAGGTTTCTTGGTACTCAAAGCTTGGTTTGTAATGGTCATTGTTCAGGATGAACTGAAGATCACCATGCTTGGCCAAGTCTCTGTTAATCCAAATCCTTCTATCTTTGCACTTACCCTTATCAGCCAGTATGTAACTATCAAGATAGAACATGTACTTAGGCACAAGTTCATGAAGTTTAGCAAACCACTGATTTAGTTCAGGATTCTTTATTTTAAGTTCAAGAGGTTGATGGTTGTACGTAATAACCAAGCTTTGCAGGTCTTCGTAACGCTTCTTAAAAGCATCCAAACCCATCCCACTTACCACACTAAAACCATCAACCTTTTGTTTTATCAGTCTGATCTGGTTCTCATTGAGCGCCAGAATTTTGTCTTCCAAGTTTATCTGCTGATGTATGTTAGTTGATAGCTTATTTAGTTTCTGGTCAATCTTGTACAATAAACTATCTACTGGTATCATACTGCAGCTAATTTCTTAGATTTCAGCTTGCCTTCGAGAGTCAGAAGCATGTCCTGATTATCATCGTCAGCCAGCATTTTAATTAAATCGTCTTCATCCTTAGCTACTTCAAACTCACCTTCATAGATCTTACCGTTAGGTTTCGCTCTATAGATTGAATGTGTCAAAGCTTGTTTCACTAAGTCTTTGATATGGAGTAAGTTATCTTTCATGTCTGCAAAGCGTGTGAACACTTCAACAGGATTCAGACCTTGATACTTACCGCTTTTGAATTCGGTTTGTTTCAGGATATTGTCTACAAGATTGTAAACTGTTTCTTCCTTAGTATCCTCTGTAACAGGCAATCCTAACAGACGAGCTACCTTCTTCCTCTTTTCAGGAGTCATTTGCTCAAACTTCATGATTGCTTTGTTGATGAGCTGCTTCTTCTTGAATAACACTGCGTTTTCAATTTCCTCATCAGCTACATAAAACTGTGTATCTGCAGGGAACTCACCACGCTCATATGCTTGCAGGGATGAAGCGATGGTAGGGTGAACACGCAACCAAGAGAATGCAAGTTCCTGAAGAGGAACAGCAAGATCAAAGTAGTTATCGCCATCAAGTAACTTTACAGGCTGTACATGGAGTACATCATCTGTAGAGGTTGACAAACCATAGTTCCAGAACTGAGAACGAGGGCCCAAATCAATATCACCCAGCGCAGCTTGTAACTTGGCTTTCAGTTTTGTAACACGTTCAATCTCCAGTTCTTTCTCAAGAGGATCAGCAATCCTTCTGATATAAGCAGCATCTGGATCTAAACCTGTTCTGTACTTACCATCCAACTCCTTGTAGGGGTACTTGAATACACCTGTACCAGGAATCCTTGTCAAACCTTTCAGTGCAAGACCACCTTGCATTGTCTGAAGTTGAGAGTTTTGATACTCTTTCTTAATAGTCGAAATTTTGCCTAACTTACCCATATGTAGTTTTTTATTTGGTTTTATCGCAGAGTGTTTCCCATCGAAGGGAGTTGCAACTGGAAATAACCCAAGTTCAACACTCTGTAGTTTGAGAAGAGCTCCCCCACCCTGAAGTGGGGGGCATTCTCTCCTCGGTATTTGACTAGCTTCCAGAGGAAGCAAACTAGGGATTGACTATCCCTAGAGGGGCTTAGAATTGTGGGATCTCTTCAATCAACACTGTACGAGACAGGTCTTCAATGAATACATCGCAACGATCCTTCATCCAGATTTCGTAGCCTGGGAATTTGTTTGCAGAACTCATACCCTGAGACTTAGCAAAGCCTAAGTGGTGACGAGTACCGTCAATATAACCCCAAGTCATAGAAGGTGCACCCTTCATACGAACTTCGCGGATGTTGTTAATCATAGAACCATCAGACATTGGAGACACATCGAATACCATAAATACTGGTGTACTCTTCTTGTTCTGACCGAATTCCAGATTAGATTGAGGCAGGTCAAGTTCCTTCAGGTGAATCAGTTCAACACGGCCTGTTTCACGTGTAACCATTGCATCGAATGCAAAGTTATAAGTGATGTGCTGACCTTCGCCCTGCAGGTAACGGTTACCACTATCAGCCATGAAGGTAAGACCGCTGTTCAAAGCGTCATTCTTCAAAGCCTGCTGGAACACGTCAAAACCAGCTTCGTTTGTGTACATTTTAACACGACGGTCCTTAACATCAACACGACGATAGAACAAGTCACCGAACACTGAACGAATCAGGTTTGCAGTGAATTCACCACGGTTGTATTGAACCAAGTTACCGTTGTTACGCATACGGTGGTAAACACCAGCAGATGTACGCTTCAGTTCTTGCTTGCTACCGTTAGTCTTAACAGTACCAGGACGAGACCAAATCATACGCTTAACTTTCAGTTCAAGCATGCTCTTACGCATCCAGAACTCAATAAATGGCTCCCATTTAACATCATTACGAGTTAAAGGAAGTTGGTTACGACGCTGAGGTGCATATACAAGGATATCCAAAGGACGTCCTGCAGAGTCACGCAACATTTTGTCGTCAGCCCACTCAGTGATTTTGTGCTCGAAACCATATGCAGAACCTAAAGATTCAAACATAGTGATTTGCTCTCCCAAACGAGGAAGACCAAGCAGATCCTGATCGAATTCACCGATTGCAGCATCTACCAGCTCAAGCTCAATACCATACTGGAGGAATGTAGAGCTAACAAAATCCACTTGAGGATTGTCGCTCACGAGAGTGAAGCTATAAAGGAAGCCCATGTTCCAAGGAACTGGATCCTTAATAACGTAGAAACGAGGACCATACTGACGAGAACCTACAGACACAATAGCGTTCTTAGAGAACTCGTTTGTGTCGAGGACCAGTTGGAACTCTTGACCATCGATACCAGGCTTGCTCAACTCAGCTGTGCTAGTTGGAATGTCGATGATTTTGGGGAACTTGTAGGGAACAGCCACCTGCCATTTCCAAGCATCGCTATTATTATCAATGTAATAAGGCGTGCTCTTGTTGATCATGTCCAGGAAGTCATTGCTATACAGAGAGCTCTGCGTATAGAGGCTGATGATTTTCTTGTCGTAATCAGCAGGCTCAGTTGAGTGGAAGCTCTCCAGGTGGTTAGCATCTGTTAATTTACCAACTGCACGCTTGTCCATAGAAGCCACACGAGCGTAGGTAAAGCCAGTTAGACCTGGAATTGTTTGAATTGCCATTTTGTTATCCTTTTATTTTAATGAAAGTTATAAGAACCATGAATTGGGTTTAGACTGTTGAGCTGATGAGCCCTTGGTCTTTGTTACTTGTCTAGCTACCTCCCCAAACAGTTCGTTAGATTTCTTTGTAACGCCTGTCTTTTGGATGGTGGAAAGCGTGGGGTCTTTCTCTAGGATTTTGAGGAGGAGAGCAACCTTCACCTTTGTTGCATGGTTCTCAGGTCTCTTCAATTCCAGGATGGTACGATCAAAGTCTGTAAGGGTTTCTCCAGACGGTGTTTTGTACTTATCCACCAGTAGGAAGTCTTGTAGTTCGCTAGCTAGTTTGGGATTGATGGGGATACCATCGAACTCCTTTGATTTCAACTTGTCGTGTAGGACTTGTTGAACATTATTAATGTATTGATTTTTAATGGCTTGTTTCTGTTGTAGCTCCACTTCAGCTCTTTGCTCCATTTGGGCTAGCTTTTGAGCTTCTTTTTTTACAAGCACTTTATGGTGCTTGGTGGCTACACTTTCCAGATCTCCGTAGTTTTTAAGCCTTTCTACTTCTGTGTTGATGTCATCAGGCTCAAATCCTTGGTCAGCCAGAGCTTGCTTTATGACTGACACTTGATTGTTCTCTTGTGACAAGTCCATTTCAGCAAAACTCACTACAGTGTTATATGTGCCAAAATATTCTTTTGGATCAACACCTTTTACAAATATGGCATCAAATGCTTGTTGATAGTCTTCTCCAAACTGTCCAATGAAGCTATTAACCATCTCGATAGCCCCTTTCTTTTTCTCGTTCTGGAATTTTTCCAGGAACTCTTCAGGGGTGGAGATGTTTATATCTTCCTCATCCTCGTCTTGAGAGAAAACACCTAGCTTAAATAAGTCTTTAGCTAGGGCACCAAATTGTGTTGTACCGTCTTCTGTAGCTTCTTGCTCTTCAGCAGGAGCTTCTTCTTGTTTTAGTTCACCAGCTTTAGGAGCCTTTGGGGCTGCCTTCTTTGGTGCAACTTCTTGATTATCAGACGGTTGCTCTTCTTCATCACTTTCTGTAGCATCAAGTAGAAAGTTTTTAAGAGTTTCTTGTGCATTTGCCTCATCAGCAGGTGCAGCAATCTCTTTACCTTTTGGGGTTGCAGGTTCTGGACCCTTTGGAGGTTCAGCTTCCTTTATAATTTCCTTAATGTCATCAGGATTTCCACTAGCGGTTTCTGGAGCCACTAGATCATTCAAGAGCTCAGCATTGCCAAGACCCATTTCCATAGTGTCCTGAATGCTGAAATTAAACGATTGCATATCAACGTTCTCAGCCATATGTAGTTGTTTTTGATTGGTTTATGTGCTGTAAAAGTATATAATACCTATTGAATAACAAAGAGTTAGATGGCTATATTGATCATTTTTGCAGATAATATAGCATTAATATAATTTACTCTAACTAAATCACTTTAATTCTACCCACCTAAATCCCATTTTCCAAAGGAATCTGGCTGTTAAGGAGGACTCTTTTCTCACCTTAGTCTCACTCCAATCAGGGTGTTTTAAGTGGAAGTGCTCATGAAGCAGGTATAGAAGATAGCGATATCCAGTTAATGTTTGGTCTATAGTTATCTTATTTTCCTCCATCCAAGCAATTCCCCACGCTCTTTCTTTCCCTAATTTTCTATGCTCTACCTTGTGTGGGTTTTTTATCTCCATATTGATTACCTTCAAATATCTCTTTTAGAGCTTTGTATGTGATGATGAGGGACATCTTTTTGATGCGCTCCACCATCTTAGATTCTCCTTCAGATAGTAAAACGGGGTCTATATCCTCAATCACACCCATAGCCTGTATGCAGGCTGTGATGTCTTCATGAGGAGTAGGATCAAACTCAAAGGTGTCATTATCCACTATCTCGTCGATATCCATTATTCTTTCTTAGGTTTCTTTGCTCTTCCTTTTGCGTTCTCTTTAGCTATGGCCAGGTCATTTTGCATGTTTTCTCTAGCCACCTTAATTTTCTCTTTTTCAACAGCCAGTTTCTCGGAAGCTAGTCTATTCTTGGAGGCAATGTCAGCAATCTTTGCATCATATTCACGAGCAGCTTTAGACTGTTCCGTAGCTAACTTGCTGATTTCCAACACGTCCGGGATTCCTGATTTATTCACATCAGGCAGTCCCATACCCATAGTTTTAGACTCAGCGTTGATGAGAGCTATCTCTTTCTTGTTTATACGATCAAGCTCGTTTTGATAATTCTCATTAGCTATATCTTGTTCTTTCTGCATCTGAGCTTGCTGGATCTGAGCCTGGGCAATTTGACCTTGTTGCTCCACCTCTTGTTGCTTAATTTGCATTTGCTGTTCTTGCATTTGCTGTTGCTTATCACGCAGGTCTTTAAACACCTTCTTCATCTGTCTCATTGACTTGGTGCTGTATAACTCAATCACGTCATACAGAGATCCACCATTCTGCATCAAAGGCTGGGCCAATTGACGAAGCTCATTGAACATTTGTGTATCCTCAGGACGATTTGTCAAGAACACCTTCAGGTCACGGAATCTTAGATCTGTACCATTAACAGACA